TGGAAAGGTGGGGCAGTTAGTAGGTTATGCCAAAGCATCTGGTAAAAAAGCAGGTGGTTGGTGGGTAGTAAACAAAGCTAATGGTGCTATCAAATATGTACCTGCTGATAATATCGACATGGAAGCAGAGTTAGATAAAATAAAACATACTGTTGAAACAGTTAATACTAACGAGTTCAAACGATGCTTCAGCCCTGTACCTGAGTTCTTTAGGGGTAAACCTACAGGAAATATGGTACTCAATGACAGTTGCAAGTTCTGCGACTATCGGCAGGAGTGTTGGCCTACTATGAAAGAAGAACCATCACGAATGTCTAAAGCAAAAGACCCTAAGATAGTGGCATACATAGAGGAGTAAAAGTATGATAGGTGATGCAGAAATCCAAGAGTTACAGGATAACATCAAAGAGATGGAACAAGAACTCTCGGAAAAGAAGAAAGCTTTACGTGAAGCTAAATATGCAGGGCTACGTACAGCAATGCAAGCACGTAAAGAAGCTGATGAAGCTATCCGTCAGGAGCTAAAGGAACTAGGTGTACAACCAACATCTTTTGGTGCACCCTTCCATTATCACTGGAAGTTCTAGTGGACGGTAAGCAGTTCAAAGCTGCTTTAAAGCATGGGTATAGGAGTGGACTAGAAATAAAAGTCAAAGATTATTTGAAAGAACATAAAGTAAAATTCAAATATGAATCTCTGAAGATAGAATGGGAAGACTTAATGTACCGCACCTATACTCCTGACTTTATATTGCAGAACGGTTTAATTATAGAAACAAAAGGAAGGTTCACATCAGACGATAGACGTAAGCATATAGCAATAAAAAAACAACACCCTAAACTTGACATACGTTTTGTGTTTGAAAACAGTAGACGTAAATTAAGTAAGGGTGCAAAGACTACGTATGCTTTATGGTGTGAGAGAAATAAATTCCTATATGCAGATAGGGTTGTACCAGAGGAGTGGCTAAAAGAAAAAGGTAAAGATAACCATCCACAACTTGTCGAGTTCCCTTTCAATAAGATAAAGAGAGGATGACATGGAAGAGGAACAAACCTTTATCAATTTCGATCCTAACGATTTCATAATACGTATATCACCTATTATGGAAGAAGGAGAGTGGAATGGAGACATTACGGTAGGTCAAGTTACAACAGACTTAAATAATTTATCTGACCACGATTATACACATCTTAGTATCTTGACAGACATGCTAGTATCTGCTATTCCTTTAATGGAATTAGATAATGAGTTTAGACAGAAGCTATACAAACTAGCACAAGAGCAGTTCGGTGAAGATGATAAACCACTTATTACTGAACGAAAAGGAAACGTAGTAAAAGTAAACTTTAAATAGAAGGAGAACACGAATGGCAGAGACAATAAGATTAACAGATGGTGAACGTACAATTACACTAGATGATCCTGTGAATAGCCCAAAGCATTACAATCAAGCAGGTATCGAATGTATCAATGCCATTCGTGCTGCTACTGATGATGGCTTTGAGTATTATCTACAGGGTAACATTATGAAATATCTTTGGAGATACAAATACAAGAATGGCTTGGAAGACCTGCACAAGGCTCAGTGGTATTTGAATAAACTAATAGAGGTGGTTGATGATAGTTAAAGTATTTCTTACATTAGAGATTGACGAAGAAGAATATCACGTTCCTGTGGACGGTTTCATTGACCCAGAAATAGAGGACGCATTAAACGATTTCATTCACGATGTGGATGGTATCAAGATTAGAAACATGAAAATAATTACACAGGAGTAGACATGGATAACTATTTACCAACAGACTATCAGTCATTTATACATACCTCTCGTTATGCTAGGTGGCTAGAGAAAGAACAGAGACGAGAGAGTTGGAGTGAAACAGTAGAACGTTATATGGATAATGTTGTACGTAAGATTGCAGGTAACGACAGTTACATAAACCAGATACGTGATGCCATACTTAGCTTAGATGTTATGCCTAGCATGAGAGCTATGATGACCGCAGGTGCAGCAGCAGACCGTGATAACATTTGTATGTACAACTGCTCATACCTTCACGTAGATCATCCCTATGCCTTTGATGAAGCAATGTTCATACTCTTGTGTGGAACTGGTGTCGGCTTCAGTGTCGAGAGACAGTTTATCTCTAAACTTCCAGAGATACCACAACTGTTCGACAGTGATACTACCATTGTGGTAAAGGACAGTAAGGAAGGATGGGCTAAGTCTTATAGGCAATTACTTGCACTCCTATGGGCAGGGGAGATACCTAAATGGGATACAACTAAAGTACGTCCTGCAGGTTCTCGACTAAAGACATTCGGTGGTAGAGCCAGTGGACCTGCACCATTAGTTGATCTGTTTAACTTTACCGTACAGACATTTAAAAATGCACAAGGACGTAGACTTAGTTCACTAGAATGTCACGATATAATGTGTTTCATTGGACAGATAGTTGTTGTTGGTGGTGTTAGACGTAGTGCCATGATCTCTCTGAGCAATCTGAGTGATGATCGTATGAGACATGCTAAGTCAGGACAGTGGTGGAACGAGGCTGCACATCGTGCATTGGCAAATAACAGTGTATCATACACAGAAAAACCAGATGCTGAAACATTTATGCGTGAGTGGTTGGCATTAGTAGAAAGTAAATCAGGTGAGAGGGGGATATTTAATCGTGAAGCATCTAAAAATCAAGCTGCAAAATATGGTAGGCGTGATCCAGACCATGACTTTGGAACTAATCCGTGTTCCGAAATCATATTACGATCAGGTCAGGTGTGCAATCTTACAGAGGTGGTTGTCCGTGCATCTGACAATCTGGAAGATTTGGAACGTAAAGTACGACTGGCTACAATTCTTGGAACTATACAGTCTACATACACCAAGTTCCCATATCTGCGAAAGGTGTGGCAACGAAATACAGAAGAAGAACGACTGCTCGGTGTGTCTCTCACAGGGGTAATGGATAACCCATTAATGACAACAAAGAACAAGGGATTGGATAAGACACTTGAACACTTACGTAAGGTTGCAGTTACTACTAATGCTCTGTGGGCTGACCGCCTTGGCATTAATCATAGCACAGCTATTTCTTGCAACAAACCTAGTGGGACTGTATCACAACTCGTGGACTCAGCCAGTGGGATACATGCACGTCATAACGACTATTACATTAGAACCGTTAGAGGAGATAACAATGACCCTCTTACAACCATGATGAAAGACCAAGGTATACCTGCTGAACCCTGTGTGTTTAATCCTGAGACTACTACAGTGTTTAGCTTTCCAATGAAAGCACCACATAAAGCTGTTACTCGCAATGACATGACAGCAGTTGAGCAGCTAGAGACATGGCTGATGTATCAACGGCATTGGTGTGAGCATAAACCTAGCGTGACCTGTACGGTACGTGATGATGAGTGGCTAGAGGTAGGTGCATTTGTGTATAAACATTTTGATGAGATGTCAGGTGTGTCATTTCTACCACACTCTGATCATACTTATCAGCAAGCACCATATCAGGATTGCACTAAGGAAGAATATCAGGCATTACTAAAGCAGATGCCAAAGGCTATTGATTGGTCTGTGTTATCTGAGTATGAAAAAGAGGACAGCACTAAGTCAAGTCAAACATTTGCTTGCACTGGTGATGTTTGTGAAGTTGTGGACATTGGAGCATAAAGGAGAAGCGTATGTTAGAACCAATTAAAGGATCGTATTATAGAAAATTTCAACCTCAGTCTTACAAAGAGAATGACAGTAAGGGAAAGATAACGATAACAAACTATCTAGAAAGTATTGGGCATACTATTCTTGATACGAAAGAAGATTATTCTTTTGATATAAAAAGCGAAAAGAATGGGTGCATGTACTACAGTGAGGTAGAGATGAAGAACCAATGGACAGGTGATTGGAATCCTAGTTGGACTGACATACGCATACCTTATAGAAAGCACAGACTCATAAATAAATATACACAGGTACAAGGTGACAAAACATTTTGTAACTTTTATATTATACGCAGAGACTGTCAGAAAGCTTGGAGAATAAAGGACTACCAACTTACCAAAGAATGTGCAAAGGAGATATGGCTATCTAACGCAGGACGTTATGAGCACTTCTTTCACATACCATATCAAGAAGCAGAACTAGTAAACTTAGTATAAGGAGATTGCATATGAAACATTTAACTCGCAAACAACGTGGCCTTGGCAAGTA